CATGGCTCACACATTAAAAAACTCTAAGGCAATCTAATTCAGGATATGCTCGCACCGGCTTAGCTCGGGTGCCTAGTGACAACCGGATAATAACGGGGACGGAAGTCTTGCCGCTGAAGCAAGCACTTAACCACCATCCTTAACAGGACGAGGATCGCAAATTCGCCGCGGTTTGGTTATTTGAAGCAAGAATTTAGGCAAAATGAAGGGCTAGAGACGCCCTACGTAAGCAAATATGTTAGTGTATATTTGTTTGCCGCCGCTGGAATAAGACTGAGCTCGTGGTACAGGCCAACCGCCACTGTAACGCTCTAACACTAAGTGACATATGTTCAACTCGAATAATGTTTCTTTGCCCTGCTCGGGCAAAGTGTGACTGAACAATCTGAATAATATTATTTCGTCTTCGACGGAGTAATTGCTCTGAGTGTTAACGAAAGAGCAAATGAGCGCAAGCTCATTATAAATAACAAATCATGTTCTGGAATAAAACAAATGCAAATTCATAATCTCTTATCAAAGTTAGATGCAATTGAAAATAATCCTCGTAAGAGTATATTTGAAAGCATTGGTCAAGGAGATCAATACTTTTCTACATGGGAAAGAGAGATACACCCTGTATTATGTGAAGTCGCGCTAGCACCTGACCAAATACAACAGCTATTCACAACTATTGAAAAGGGTGCTGGCCGTAGTGCTCTCGGTAAAGCAGGTGACATGGTTAAAGGTGCTACAGATAAAATCAGTGATGCCTGGTTTAATAAGTTTGGAGGCATGTTACAAAATAGCGGACCTGTGCAGGCATTTGATCAAAAGTTTGAAGAAATCAAATCAAGCATTGCTGCAAAAAATCCTAAACTAGCTGCTCAATTGGCCAAATACGGAGAGTTTGCAAAGAACAATCCTAACCTACATAAATTCTTGTTAGCCATTGCAGGTTCTGCAGCCGCAGCCTTAGGTGTTGCAGTAGCAGGTGGAGTTGGTGCAGGAGCACTAGCAGTAGGCACAGGAACTGGTATTGCAGTAGGTATTGTCAACATCGCTGACCGTTTACTACAAGGACAAAAAGCGTCAACGGCTATTGGACGTGGAGCAACCGCAGGAGCAGTTGCTGGATTAACAGCGGCAGGTATTTCAAAAGCTAAAGACATGCTTGATACTTTAGGGGCTGTTAAGACAATTAACCGAGTTGCATCTCTTGAAATCAATGGCACAACAGTGATGTTGAACCCAGAAGATGCTGCCAAATACAGCGCATCTGTACAAGCCTCAATGAAAGCAACTAGTAATTTGCTGAGTGGTGGTGCAGACGCTATGCGTAATCTAGGTGCAACTATGGATGCTAACTCTGCTAGACAGGCGGGTGTACTTGCTGACATTCTATCACGAGCATCGGATCCAGAATACCAAAAAGCAGTAGCTGCCGCAGCCAATCAAGTAATCAAACCAGGAGCAATAGGCGCAGCCGCAAACGCTGTATCATCTGCATTATCAGTGTTAAGTCCGGTTTTATCTGCCATAACCGGACAAGCAGTAGCCGGTGCAAAAGAAAAACCAACTGCGACTGCCCCAGTAAAAGAATCTTTAAATATAGCACAACTCAACGAATTATTTGGCATCACGGGCAACAAGGTAGATGCTAGCAAATTACAAAAGGCTTGGGAAAAAGCAGGCAGTCCAACGGACAGCGAAGAAGTTGCTAAAATATTACAAAGTGCAGGTGTAGATCCTGCTGTAATTTCCAAAGCCTACGCAGATATGTCATTGCCAGAACCGGCAAGCAAAGTTGAACCAACATTGGACAATCCTGCTGCCGGTCCGGTAAATATTAAAGACTTAATGGACAAAATTAAAGCACTTGGTCCAGAAGAACAAAAACAAGTGTTAGCATACTTAAAAAGATAACAGGAATTACCTACATGAAGATCAATGAACTAATTAGCGAACAAACTGACCTAGACGAAGGTATTGGGTCATTTTTAGGGAAGGCCGCTGGAAATGTTGTAGGTGGTGTAAAAGCTGCTTGGAAAGATGCTAAACAAGGATACAAAGATGCTAAATCATCTTGGGATGATCCAGCCGGTACAGGTGTTCCTGCTGGCACTACTCCTGCTGCTCCTGGTACTGCACCAGTAGCTGCTCCGGCTCCGCAAGGAGTACCTGCTCCAACTGGTGATACTGGACGACCATACGTAGCACCTGCTCCGGCTGGTGGAGCACCTGCTCCGGCACCTGCCGCTGATCCCGGTGCAATTGGTAGTATTATGCAAGCTGTTGATAAATTAGATCCTGCAAGTAAACAACAATTAGCAGGTGAATTAGAAAAGAGCATAGCCACTCCTCCACCTGCTGCCGAAACACCTCCTGCACCCGTAGCAACGCCTCCAGCAGCTGGTACACCACCTCCAGCACCTGGAACAGCACCGGCAGCTCCGACAGGTCAGGGAGTAGAAATTGATCCTGCAAAAGCCGCAGCCGATAAGGCAGCAAAGAATCAAACAGATACTGACCAACGTAATGCTGACATAGAAAAAACAAAACAAGCCAATGCCGCAAAAAATCAGCAAGACGCTGCCATTAAAGCAGCCGCTGATGCTGCAAAAGCTAAATCAGGAGTTCAACAAACTGCCGCAGATAAGCTAGCTATCAAAGCCGCAGCAGATAAAGGTATTCGTGAAGCTAAGAAAAACAAATTAAAGAAGAAAAAGAAAATTGTTGCAGAATTTAAGAGCAACTTTTTAGGAATGATGATTTAAAAGAACGGTAATCCGGAATCTTTGGTTATCTTTAAGTTCTCTTCAATCAACTCTTCAACGAGTACTCGATCATCCATAGTTAATAAGAATGCTTCTGTTAAGGTAATGCCTCCTCGCATAAACCAGCATATCTTAATAAGTTCTTCTTTTAAGGCCTTTGTATCTTTTTCATACTCTTTAACAACACGATCCACACCGTCGTTGTCAAGATACAAAAGCCTTAGACGAAAAAAGTTGCAGGATCAAATACCATTGGTACTTCAACAGTTTCGCCTGTAAATCCTTTTTCACGCATTTCGTCGGTAATATTAACTGTAACTGGTTTAATAGTATTAATTTCCCTCAAACGATCTAAGTGTTCTTGAATCTTATTAAAGATATCCTTGTCAACGTTTTCGATAAACTCAGCAATAAATCTTGGATTGTCAGTAGTACCTTCACTAGAATCAATTCTAATGATACTTGCCTGTACCATACCTAAGGTAATATCAGTTAACTTGCTAAAACTTTCTTTAAACAATCTTAATTTTTCAGCTTCTTCAAGTTTGTCATTGTTAACTATCTGCATGATTTTTTGTGTTTCAAAAGTCTTTAACGCACTTTCACTAATCTGTTTGTAGGTCATTGGACGTACAAACACAGTTAAATCATCTGTAATCTGTACAACAGGATCCCAAGTAATTGTGGTAGCTAACGAATCCATTACATTTCTAAGATCCACCGTATATTCCATTTCGATATCTTCACCGAAAGAAATAGGAGTTGTCATTTTTTCACCGTATGTAGCCAAGCGAATTGCAATCAATGCTACATCTAAATCAATGCTGGGCATGTGCCACGCATTCTTTATATTTGGAATACAGTGTTGAATAACATCAACAACAGCCTGCCCGCTCATAACAGCATCAGGTACCTTTAACATTAGTTCATCTTTAGCAGTCATTGAGTAAACTGGATACTCCCCAGTTTCTGTAGGAATAATAGATCCTGCAGGCCAGTACTCGCTATTACTAGGCAACCTAATATAAATCTTTGGTTGCCTCATAAATGAAGCTAGTGGATTAGATTGTTGCATTGGGACGCCGGTTACCATAATTGTATCTCCGATAAATAAATGATGCGAAATGAATACAATATTTATCTACGCAGATAACCACTAAAAAACAATGGCAGACGTCACCGGATCGATAGGCAACGAATATGTAGAACTTAATAATGCAGCCACGGAAGCTACGTTAAAGCAACTGTTGGCTGCTACCTTGAAGATGGGTGGCTCTACAGGTGCTACTGCTTCAACTGCTGGTGCTGCTGGCGTTAACGCAGCTTCTGTTAAAGCGGCAGAGGCTGCTACTAAAGCCCAAAAAGAACTTGCTGAAAAAGGAGATAATCTTAAAAAGACATTCTCAGCCCTAGCAGAGGGCATGATGGATCTTACAGGCAAGCTACTTCAAGGGACTGATAAAAGTAGCGATTTGTTTTCGGCCTTTGAAAGGCTACCCGGAGTTGCTGGATTAGTTGCCAGCGGCTTTGCAAAGGTAGCAAGATTTCAAGAAGAAAACTTAGGGGCTTATCAAAAGATTACAGATGCTGGAGTTAGTTTTGGCGGCAGTTTAACTGATATGCGAACTGCGGCCGCTAGCACCTATATGACTTTAGAAGATTTTGGTAACCTAATGAAACGTAACAGTGAAACATTTGCCAAGTTAGGTGGTACAGTTGATCAAGGTGCTAGAGCATTTGTTGGACTTAGTAATTCTTTATTAAAAAGCGAAGCAGGCGACAGTTTAAGAGCTTTAGGCCTTACCACAAACCAAGTTAACGAAGGACTTGCTGGATATCTAGCAGTGTCGGGCGGTCGCAACAGACAAGAAATGCAAAACACTGCTGCTATTACAAAAGGTGCTGGAGAGTACCTAACACAATTAGATGCACTGGCAGCTATTACGGGTAAGAGTAGAGAAGAACAAGAAAAAGCATTAAAAGAAGCAAGTGCTAATTCAGCGTATGAAGCAATGATGCAAGGCTTAGATGAAGAAGGCAAGAAAAAAGCAACAATTGCAATGCAAAATGCATTAGCAACAGGTGGTAAGGCAGGTGCTGATTTATTAAAATCTCAAATGTTGGGATTGCCGCCAATGACTGAAGCTGCACAAAAATTGCAAGCTATGGGTCCTAGTGTAGCCGCTGGTATTAAACAAATGGGTGATGCTGTTACTGACACTAGTAAGTCTATGAAAGACGTTGAAAAAGGTCGTGCTGCTGCTCAAGTTGGTGCTAGTAAAGATGCAGAAAGATTAGGAAAAAGCACGTTAGCGGCAATGTCATTTATGTCAGGCCCTGATGCTCAAACTGCACAAGCTCTTCAAAGAGCAGATAACGTAAACAAACAACAAGGCATTAAAACACAACAAGATGCTGAAAATCAAATGAAGACTATTGCAGCAGAACAACAGAAACGTAAAGAATCTGAAGCTAAAGACGCAGTAGAAGCACAAAAAGCCATGCAAGAATTGGGTCAATCAATACTCAGCATGTTGTTACCTGTTATTAAAATGTTAACTCCTGTAATTAATGCATTTGCTACAGTAGTTAAAATTATTGCAACTCAATTTGAAAAATTAAATGGCATTGCACAAATATTAATTGCTACAGGGCTAGCGTATCTAGCATATCAAAAATTAAGATCAGCAAGAGAAGCAGCTGGTCAAATTCCAACTAGCGGTGGCGGAAGTGCTGGAGGTGGGGGAGCAAAAGGTGCATTAGGTGCTGCTTCTAAATTTGCTAAAATTGGTGGAGCCGCTGGTGCAGTGTTAGGGGCTGCTAATTTATACAGTAGTTACGGTGACATCAATGACAAAGTTAAAGCTGGTAAGATGTCAGAAGAAGAAGCATCAAAAGAAAAAACAGGAGTAATTGGAGAAACAGGTGGCGGTGTAGCCGGAGGACTTGCTGGAGCTGCTGCCGGCGCAGCAATTGGATCAGTTGTACCTATTATTGGAACAGCAATTGGTGCGTTAATTGGGGGTGCCCTGGGCTCTTATGGCGGTAGCTCTTTAGGTAAATCAGCAGCTGATGCACTAACTGGACAGAAGAAAGCTGCTGACGGATTAATGGTAAACACTCCTACAAGCATCCTGGCAGGAGAAGCAGGCCCGGAGGTTGTAGCACCTACTAAACACTTTGAAAATTTACAAACCGAACTACAGACGTTAAATAAGCAGACTGCTGAGGTTTTACGGTACATGAAAGAAACAGCAGAATACTCGAGACGCAGTAATGATTCTATTAAGAGTCTTAACGGTGATCTTTTTAAATTTTAAAGTAATTAAACTATGGCTGGTTGGAAAAAATACTTCACGTTAGTTGACACATCGGGCGCAATGAGTCCGATTAACGGATCTGAAAATGCAGATAGCCGTGCTAATCCCACACATCGAAATTACTCTAGTTACTTACCTGACGTATATTCCGGACACCCTAATCGTTTAGAACGTTACGGTCAGTATGATACCATGGATGCAGACAGTGAAGTTAATGCAGCATTGGATATCTTAGCTGAATTTTGTAGTCAACTAAATGAAGAAAACGGCACACCGTTCCGTGTATTCTTCAAAGAACAAGCCACTCCTACTGAAGTAAAAATCATTAGAAAGTTCATGCAACAATGGACTAAACTGAATAAATTTGAGAAAAGAATTTTTAAAGTTGTACGTAACGTATTTAAATATGGTGACGTATTCTTTGTTCGAGATCCGGAAACACAAACATGGATGTATGTAGATCCACAGAAAGTTGATCGCATTATTGTTAATGAGAGCGAAGGTAAAACACCTGAACAATATGTTATTCGTGACTTTAATCCTAACTTTGAAACTCTAGCAACTACTGCTATTAGTCCTAGTAATGTCACAGGCGGCGGCAGTCAATATGCTAGTAGCTACGCTGCTGGACAAGGCGGAGCTGGTGGATCACGAGGAATGACTGGTGCATTCCCTACAAATTTAAACGGTAATAGATTTAGTCGTCAAGAAAATCAATATAACATTGATGCTAAACATGTTATTCATATCAGCCTTAGTGAAGGCTTAGATAACAATTTTCCTTTTGGAACAAGTCTTTTAGAATCAATTTTTAAAGTTTACAAGCAGAAAGAATTGTTAGAAGATGCTATTATTATCTATCGTATACAACGTGCTCCCGAACGTCGAGTGTTTTATATTGATGTAGGTAACATGCCTAGTCACTTGGCCATGAGTTTTGTTGAACGTGTTAAAAATGAAGTTAACCAACGCCGCATTCCTAGTGTAACAGGTGGCGGACAGACCGTTGTTGATGCTGGTTATAATCCACTTTCTATTAACGAAGATTACTTTTTTCCACAGACAGCAGAAGGTCGCGGCAGTAAAGTTGAAGTGCTGCCAGGCGGTACTAACCTAGGAGAAATTGATGATCTTAAGTATTTTACTAATAAGCTGTTTAGGGCTCTACGCATTCCTAGCAGTTATCTACCTACTGGTTCCGACGACGGAGGATCTAACTTCAATGATGGTCGAGTTGGAACAGCCTACATTCAAGAACTTAGATTTAACAAGTATTGCGAACGACTACAAAGTCTAATGAATGAAACATTTGATACAGAATTTAAACTGTATCTGCATAACAAAGGCATTAACGTAGATAGTAATATTTTTGATGTTAAGTTTAGTCCCCCACAAAACTTTGCCAGTTATCGTCAAACTGAAATGGATACTGCTCGTGTTAGTACATACACTAGCCTAGCTGAAGTTACACATCTAAGCAAACGATTTGCATTAAAACGTTTCCTAGGTTTAAGTGCAGAAGAAATGGCAGAAAATGAAACAATGTGGAAGGAAGAAAACATTGATGAAGATACGGCATTGACTGCTAACGCTGAACTACGTAGTGTTGGAATTACCGCTAATGGTATGGGATCTGATATGAGTGCCATCGGCGGAGCAACAGAAGCACCTCTACCTGGTGAAGACGGAACTGGAGCAGCACCAGAAGCAGGTGCACCGGCAACTACTCCTCCTGCATAAATACTGATATGTTTTTAAGAGAATTCATTTATTTTAACAAAGATCAGGCAGACATGGCTGATAATAATCGTTACGATTCAGACAATGATACTAGCGTTTTAAAGTCAAAAGATCTTAGAAAGACTAGATTAACACTACGTATGTTAAACGATCTACGTAAAGCGAGTGACGCAAGAGAAATTGAAACTCGAGAAAATCTAGCATTAGTTAGAAAAATGTATGCTCCGCCTCCGGCAGAAGCTGCTCCTATGTAAACATATAGTTTAATATTTTTTGTAAAAAATTAAATATTTTAGACAAAATTATATTAAATTCTCCCCTCTTCGGTCAAGAACTGACGTTTTTAGGCCTATTTCGTGTACCTTTATCAATTAGTGTTTAAATAACAACACAGCCTTGCCGCGAAACTAATATAGGAGATAACCGCATGTCTACAAAGTTTGAACAACTATTAGACTTAATCGTCAATGAAGAAATGGATAAAGCCAATGAGCTATTTCATGAAATTGTTGTTGAGAAGTCAAGAGATATCTATGAGAATTTAATTGCTGAAGAAGCAGAAGAAAATGCCGATGTTGAAGAAGCAGTCGACGATATGGACGAGTCCTCAGACGACGTTGAAGAAAGTATGGACGACGATACAGATGTTGAAGAAAGTATGGACGACGATAATACTGATGAATCTATTGATTTAGAAGATAGCTACAGCATGGAAGCCGACGACGAAGAAGGCGACATGGGTGGCGACGCAGCTGACGAGTTTGGCGCAGATGTTGGAGCAGACGACATGGGCGATGCCGGATCCGAAGGCGGTAGTGAAGACAGCGCAATTTTTGATATCAAAAATGCAATTGCTGATCTAGAAGCAGCATTTGCTGACCTAGAAGCTGCCCAAGGCGGCGATATGGGTGGAGATGAATTTGATGACGAAGAAGGTGGAATGGACGACATGGGCGGAGAAGAGCCTATGAAAATGGGTTTCCAAGAAGGTCGTCGTATGACACGTGAATACACTGAAACAGTTGGAACAAACTGGGACAAGGGTGGCACACAAAAAGCTCAAGGACAGTACGTAGGTTCTGGTTCCGGTGATAAAGAAGGCGCTCCTGTTGAAGGCCGTAGCCCAATTAGCAGCGGTTCTGGTAAGCCAACAAGTGGCGCAACTGCAAAAAATCTTGCACAAAATCACACTGAAGGCGGAACTGACAAGGGCACAAGTCCTGGTAAAGTAAACAAAGGCATTAATCCTGAGTCAAGCGAGAAGTTTGCATCTGGTATCCATAACGTTGAAGGCAAAAAGTCCGGCGTTAAGACACTGAGCAAAGTTGCTGGTGGCCACGGTGCCGAGAAGAAGGGCGCAGGTCCAGGTCCAGTTGGTTCTGGTACAGGCGACAAAGCTGGTCAAACCAGTGTTGCTAAAATTCCTCAGTTCTTGAAGAAACTATAATTAGAGAATCTGGATGAAACATTCTTATCTAAGAGAACACCTAAGTTTTGATCAGTCCGGCATCGTAATGGAGTCGGACGACAAGGATGGCAAGAATCTTCACTTGAAGGGTATTGCTATTCAAGGTGGTATTCGCAATGCAAATCAACGAGTCTACCCTGTAGATGAAATTGAACGTGCTGTGAAAACACTTAACGATCAGATTCAGAACGGTTATTCTGTTTTAGGTGAAGTTGATCACCCAGATGACCTTAAAGTAAATTTGGACCGTGTCAGTCACATGATTACAAACATGTGGATGGAAGGTCCTAACGGTTATGGTAAGTTTAAAATCTTGCCAACACCAATGGGCAACTTAATTCGTACAATGCTCGAAGCCGGTGTGAAACTTGGCGTAAGCTCACGTGGCAGCGGAAACGTTGATGATATGAGCGGAAAAGTATCAGACTTCGAAATCATTACTGTTGATATAGTTGCACAACCTAGCGCCCCAGGAGCGTATCCTACACCGGTTTATGAGCACCTAATGAATGCTCGTGGTGGACTAAACGCATTTAGAGTTGCTACAGAAGTAAAAGAAGATCCAAAGGCCCAGAAATACTTGAAGGAATCGCTCCTTTCAATTATTAAAGGTCTAAAATAAGCCCGAGGAGAAATAAATGTTGGACGCATTCAAACAATTAGTTGAGTCAGGTGTAATGTCGGAAGAAGTTAAATCCGCTGTTGAAACTGCCTTCACTACAAAAATTCAAGAGAATCGCGACCAAGTTACCGCTGAACTTCGAGAAGAATTTGCACAAAAATACAGCCATGACAAAACAGTTATGGTTGAAGCAATCGACAAGATGTTAAGCGAACGATTGGCCGCAGAAATGGCTGAATTGTATAATGACAAAAGAGCTCTAGCAGAAGCAAAACTAGTATATCAACAAAAGATTGCTGGCGATGCTAAGAAACTAGAAAGTTTTGTTATGACACAATTAGGCAGAGAATTAGTCGAGTTCCAAGGAGACCGTAAGAAAGTTTCTGAGAATTTTGGCAAACTAGAGCAGTTTGTAGTACATGCTCTTGCAAAAGAAATCAATGAATTTGCATCAGACAAGCGTGATTTAGCTGAGACGAAAGTCAAGTTAGTTCGTGAAGCTAAAGCTAAATTTAACGATATTAGACAAGCCTTTATTAAACAAAGTGCTAAAGTAGTTGAAAACGCAGTTACTAAAAAATTAACATCTGAAATCAAACAATTGAAAGAAGACGTTGATAGTGCTCGCAACAATGACTTTGGTCGTCGTTTATATGAAGCGTTTGCACAAGAATATGCAGGTTCCTTTTTAAACGAAAAGTCTGAAACAAGTAAATTGTTAAAGATTATCGCCAAGAAAGATCAAGAGCTAGCAGAATCTAAACAAGCTATTGCAGAAAAAGCAAATCTAGTAGAATCTACGCAACGTGAAATTCGCGTTACTAAAGATCTAATGGAGCGCAAATCTGTTATGGCTGAATTAGTATCGCCACTAAGTGGTGAAAAGAGAGTGGTAATGCAAGAATTGTTAGAGTCTGTACAAACAGCCAAACTACATTCGGCATTCGACAAATACCTACCCTCGGTAATGGACGGCGCAAAACCAGTAGTTAAAAAAGCTATGTTGGCTGAGAGCACATCTGTTACTGGAAATCGTGAAAGCAAGCCAGAGGTAGGCTTAGACAATATTGTAGACATCCGCAAGTTGGCGGGTCTTACAAAATAATATTCAAGGAGACATAAATGTCACAACTATTAAACGAAAGATGGTCAGAGACCAAAGAAGCTCTGCTTGAAGGCCTATCCGGTACCCGTAAGTCTTCTATGGCAGTTTGCTTAGAAAATACACGCCGCCATTTGGCTGAAAGCGCAACTGCTGGTGCAACAAGTGCTGGTAACGTAGCAACACTTAACCGTGTTATTCTACCTGTTATCCGTCGTGTTATGCCTACAGTTATTGCTAACGAAATCATTGGTGTTCAGCCAATGACTGGACCTGTTGCACAGATCCACACTCTAAGAGTTCGTTATGCTGACGGTGTTGGTTCTGGAGATGTTGTAACAGCAGGTGAAGAAGCACTAAGCCCATTCAAGATTGCTGCTGCTTACTCTGGTAACAACAGTGCTACAGCTGGTGCAGCTACTACAGCGGCGCTAGAAGGTACACCAGGTAAGCGTATGAGCATTCAAATCTTGAAGACTCCAGTCGAAGCTAAGTCTCGTAAACTAAGCGCTCGTTGGACATTCGAGGCTGCACAAGATGCACAAGCCCAACAAGGCATTGACATC